GCTTCCTGCGCTAGCCTTGGCCGTGCTGGTGGCGCTGCGGCGGGTGCTGCCGCTGGGTCTGTTATCGGCCCTGGTGGTGCTGCGGCTGGCGCAGCCATCGGCTCTTTAACTTCCGAGGCTGCATTCCCAAGTGAGAGCGCGCCGCAACCCGAGACAGTCTGGGGCTTACTAGGAAAACTAGTGGACCAAGCCGCGTGGCTAGCCTTCGTTATGGGGCTTCTATGGATCCTGACTTGGATCGCGCCCTCACCGAAGGATCTGTTTAAACGCGCTATAGCCCGCTGGCGTAGTCCAGAAGTTCCGCTGTCTTGAAAGACACGGATTGGGCATATCTAGCCGGATTCGTAGACGCTGACGGATCTATTATGGTAACCAAATGGTTATCAATAGATAAAACTTATCCTCGTTTTTGCTTACGCCTGACGGTAACGAACGCGAAGCAAAATATCATGGACTGGCTAGTCAATGAGATGGGCGGCAAAGTCTATCTGGCCAATAAGGCTGCGCCGAAGAACCACCGATCTATGTGGCGCTGGACTATAACGGGTCGCAACTGCGGCCCGATCCTATTTAATCTCTTGCCCTACCTTCGGCTAAAAGAAAAGCAAGCCGAGTTCGCTCTGCGCTTTATCAGCACTATGAGCAAACCCGGCGAAAATAAGCGCCTGACTCCAGAGGTTCTGGACGAGCGCAATCACATTGTTACCCACATGAAACGAATGAACCAGCGAGGCCGTTCCCGATGATTATTCTTGGAGTAGACCCAGGCTATCGAAACCTTGGGCTTAGTGTTGTCGAGATTGATGAATACAGTACACGAATCAAAATCTTGTCCTCTCAGAATATGAGTGTGGGCAAGGCGACTGCGCCCCTGATGTTCACAAAATTTCTGTGGCCAACGCTTTCAAGCCTTCATAGTCAGTATGGTATTGACGCTATAGCGAGCGAGACCCCTCCGTTTATCATGGGCCAGATTAAGACAACCGCATTCTTGTGGGCTGTCTCGTCGATCATCGTGGCCTGGGCATACTCCGAAGATATCCCGTTTAGACACGCCTCACCGATCTCTCTGAAAAAGGCCGTATCTCGCGTACTTCAAATCCCTTGGTCTAAGAAATACATGCCCAAGAAGTCAGATGTGAAGTCTGCTGTCGAGCGCTTGTCTGGCGAGAAGGGGTTACCTACTTCCCACGAGAACGATGCAACACTAGCCGCCGCTTTAATGTTTAGTAGTCTAATTCCCGATGCAAACACTAAGAGTCAGATCCCAGATTAGTCGGATGTCTTTTAATGATGTCGCGCTGTCCTCGTTCGAGGTACGCATGATGCCTATTGAAAGCCTTTGGGCACCTGTTCGTACTGTGCCTTCCTTCGTAGACGCCGTGCGCGATTCAATAGAAGAGACGGGTCTACACAACCCCATCATTGTAGTGCGCCTGCCCCGCGAAGATGCTGTGCAGCACTTTCAGACGATGAAGCGAGCCACATATTCAAAGCGCGATCATCCCCCTGAAAAGTTAGATCCCCCTCATGGCTTCCCTGAAACGCCTGTGGTCAACATTATTTGGGGTGGGAGTAATCGGCTAGATGCCATCAAACAACTAGGCTATACTCATGTTGATTGTGTCTTGATCCCCGACTTTCATGTAGCGATGCAGATACAGGAAAAGCAGCGGAACGCTTATAGCGCCCACCTTTCTGGAGGTAGTGATGGCTCTGCCGGAGTCTAGCCGTCCACCCAGTTTGAGTCGCCTTCCGTCTGTCGAGGAGTTGGCCCGAGATCGATTTGGCGATGTCGAAGGCTTGGCTATAGTCCAGAAGACTACGCTGGAGTTGGCCAAGCATTACTCCGAGCGCTTTGACCTCGACTCCCATGACCCGGAAGTGACCCTGGTAGCCTCCGCCTTGGCCTTCGCCAGACACAAGGAATTCACCTTGCTTGTTCAGTTGGAGCGCGATCTATTTACGCGAGTGGCTACCTCACCCGATGGCTCAAGTTATGGCGAAGTCCTGTTCAATGTGACTCGAACGGGGGCCTATCGTGAGATACATCGCGAGATTGATAGGTTGCACAGTAAGGCGGGCGTGTATCTGAAAGAGTTGAAGGAGTTAAATGAGGACTCATTACGAAAGCCAACCTGAAACCTATTACGCAGCCGACCGTTTTTTTCGCCATAAAGGATTCTTCTCGCCCATTTCGGATGATGCGCGCATTTTGAATCTCGGTTGTGGGCGAGGTGAGGCTTTGAAAAAATTTACTAAGGGAATAGGTATCGACTTCAACCGTAATTTGAGAAGTGTTTGGCAAAGGATAGGGGTATCTGACCGCTGCTTTATCTTAGACGCTACGAATTTACCTTACCAAGAGCATGAGTTTGACTGGACAATCTCCACGGACTTTCTAGAGCATGTTCAGCCCGAGACTATTGAACCTATTGTTCGTAATATCTTTCGATTAGCGCCACACGGTAAGCATGTGATATCTCTCGCTAAACAATCAAAGTATCGTGGGCCTGAAGGAGAGAACCTACATCTTAGTGCAAATGACGCAGGTTTCTGGATGCGCCAATTTTCTAAGTATAGACCACTTCCCGCTTTCCATAAGAAAAAGAACTGCCTAACGGTTACTTGGTGACTTAAATGATTGAAAAACTACCGTCAGACTGGTACGAAGATGGGCTAGAAGAAACCAAAGGTTTCACGCCTTATATTAAAAGGACGGAAATAGAACAAACCTGCGTTAATTGTGGGGACAGTTTAAACAGACCGATTGCTTGTGGGATCAAACAACCGTGCGCTGCTTGTGGGTTTCCTTATCCGGGCGGGGACTGCTCTGACTGATACTTGCGGTGTCCCCGCATAATCAAGAGGTTCTCAGCGAACCCCTGGATATCCTCTAGGCTGTCTTGACTAGGGCCAGCCTTGCTCATACACCGGGCTATCTTCTGAAGCAAGTTCAGGAAACAGATGTCGTCTGCCGTGAGCGGTTTAAACTTATCTACCCGGCTGTCCAGAAACGCATTCCAGAACCGGGCGGTTCGGGCGTGATTCTCAGCGGGAGGCCCATAAGTAGCCCCCCGCTCCGCCACGATCTCCTCAAGCGTCTTGGGCATCGTTAGCCTGCCGCTTGTCTCTCCAGTCCTCTAGCCGATGCCAGAGGTAGACTGCCGAGAACACTCCAGCAAACACGATGCTGACATTCGTAATCCACAATGTGACAAAGGTAATGTAATCAGTCATTTCCATTCTCCTCGGCCTGCTCGTTGGTAACGGCGCAAGCCCTTTGGTGTAGTATTGCCATGACAGTAAGGCCGATCTTAACGAGATCGGTGTCGGGCAACTTGGACATCTCTTCAACCAGATAAACCGACTCCGGGTTATCTTCTTCGTTCTCTTGCTCTGGCTCAGTCGTCATGTTCTTGGTCCCTACTAGGGTTGTCTTTGCAGACGGCCTTAAAGGCGCAGTATCCTGGCCTTCCACCCCGACCGCATTGGAAATAAGCGTCCGAACCGTGCCGGACTAGGAACTCTTCACCAGGATCGGACCCTTCGACAGCCATGTCTATGGCAATCTTTACCCTAGCCAATTCATCTTTCAGGGTCTTAGGTTCGATTAGCCTAGGGTTGAGTGGTTGGGTTAGCGAGTCTCGGTTGATCCCGGCGATTGTTGCCCCGCCGTCAAGCACACCCAGCGAGTCAGCGTAAACGGCCAACTGTGCAAGGTAGCCGAAGGCGTCAGGGTCTTCGCCCCAGACAGTCTTGCCGTGCTTCTTGTAGGTGAAGCCGCCCATTGTCTTGAAGTCTACTAGCATCTTGGTTGGCTGCCCCTCGGCTAGCCATTCGCTAGTATCCTTGCCTGTGATGAGCATATCTACATGGCCTGACTGGTTGAACTTATCAGAATCCTTTGGCCACCATTCGGGCAAAGTTACGGGCAACTCTGTCTCCACGACAAAGCCCGATGGGATAGCCGAACGAACAGCAGCGTAGGACAACTCGTGGAGTAGATGGCCTACCGCGAAGGTTGTCCCGATGTTGTCAGGCATCTTGCCGGAGTCTTCCCCCTGCACGCTGTAGTATGTCTGACGGGCGCAAGCCAGGAAGGCAGACGGCCTAACCTTGCGCGCCTCGTTTCGCCGTGTAAACACTTCGAGGATTGACTTCGCCGCATTGGCGGTATGCTTGGCGGCATACTCTTGGTCGATGTTGGACACGGACATACCGTGCATCCAAACATCCTTGAGAAACCTGGACCAATTAGGGTAAGGCTTCTCGGGTTGGGGTAGCGTATTACGCTGCATTTAAACCTCTGGTCGTATTGAATCTAGAATCTCGTGAGGCTCATGCTCCACGGTGATTGCTTTCTCAGAGCCGCCTATGAAGATCATCGTGCCGCCCAGGCGGAAATTAGGGACGACAGACAATATGTTATCTACTCGGATCATGCGGCCACCACTATCATCACGCAAGTAAAGAAAGGCTGAGGAGCCTATCTGAACTACCTCGGCACTATGTGGGCTGCTTTGATTCATTGGAACTTAAAGTAAAGTTGGGGCCTAGGTAATTTACTACCCAGGCCCCTTTGCACCTACTCGGCGGGGGTAAAGCGGAACTCAGCCCACTCGCCGAAGTCGCCGTCTTCGTGGAAGACATTGATGTTAACCGTCTCGCCAATCAGGTCGCGGGGGGTCTTGCTGACCGCCACCGACTTGTCTGGCCAGACCGCCTTGAGCAACTTGGTGTAAGTTGCGCGGGCGTTTAGCGGTCGCTTGAAGTTGATCCAGGTCGAAAGGTCAACATCGCTGCTAGAGCAGTCGAAACTGACCAAAAGGCGAGCCTGAACACCCTTCTCCTTGGCCTTTTCGTGCGGTTCAAACGCACGGACATCGGAGATAGTGCTTTCGGGGTACGCCCCTTCCGGGGTCATCGGACGCTTGCCCTCGTACTCGGCTTCCGTGATGGAGTCGTTGAGGATTGCGTCTGGGTCAAACTCGTCACTCATTTGTGTTGTCCTCTAGAGGCTTAGGGCCTCGTTCTAGGTTCTTGAGTAGTGCTAACAGGTCTAGACCGTGGTCTGCTGCCAATGGCTTGGCTCGAAGCAGTTTCTCCACAGTCCCAGCGAGGGCTTCTTTGTCCCTCGGTGGACGGTCGCCCATCTCCCCAAGTGCATCACGCACTCGGCGGTCAATGAGATTGGCTATAGATTCTTCGTGATTGGGAATATCAGACATCGCCCCAGGTAGCCCCGCTAGTCGCGGAGGCGGGGAATTCAACATTGGAGAAGGTGTCATGGTAAGCCTTGTTCGCGGCGTCTTCCATCACTTCTCTTAATTCTTCAGCCCTGGTTGAGTCCTGACCCCCTATCAGGACCTCATCGTGGACCGATAAGATCGGGTTTAAACCTGCTTTATCAACCGCCACCAGAGCAGTGCGCATTAACTCCGCAGCAGACCCTTGAACTATGACGCTAATGGCTGGCCTAGTCTTCTCGTAGCCAGCAAAGATCCGTGTCCTGCCTGCTACGGTGCGCGCTACTCGGTAGGTTTCAGCCTCCCGCCAGACCTTTTCCATCCAGTTATGTAGGTCGGGGAGGTTCCGGCGGTACTCGTCAAGGAATCGACTAGCCTCTCGCTTGTCTGTTTTCAATTCCAGGGCTAGCCGCTTGGCCCCCATACCATTTAGGATGCCAAAGTTTACTGCCTTAGCCTTGAAGCGTTCGTCAGGCGTGATGTTCTCGGCCTTCTTACCTAGCATCTTGGCCGCTACTTCTCGGTGAGGACATTCACCCTCTTTAAACGCCTCCAGCAGAACTGGCTCTTCAGCGAATGAGGCAGCCACCCGCAGTTCAACTTGTGAGAAATCGCAGGCTGTCACCCCAGCCTCGTCTACTGCTGTTAGGCAACTGCGGATTGACTTACCTAATGGTCCCCGCTTTGGTATCTGCTGAAGATTAGGGGTGTTACACGAAAATCTACCCGTTGCTGTGCGGGTAGTGTTTGTGCGTGGGTACAAGATTCCATCTTGCGCTAGCCTAGGCAGCGGCTCTATAAAACTAGACCGCAACTTGATTAACTTGCGCCAAGTTAGTAACTTCCCCGCTAGGTTGTCCCCCTCATCTGCCAGACTTTGCAGGACAATTTTCGAGGTGCTAGGTTTGCCAGTAGGGGAATGGGGTAACTTCCGCCCCTTACCTATTAGCCACTCACTTACTTGCGGAGGTGAGTTTAAATTGCCGACCATGCCCGCTGACCGCAAGGGTTCTTCGCTAGATAAGATCATCTCATCTAACTGCTCCCCTACCTTGGCCAACTTGTTGTAAAGCAACCTCATACCTCGGCGTTCCATGCGGTAGACCGCGCCCTCAGTTTCGTAATCTTGGACTGCCCGCTCTACTTGCAGCGTCTTGGCCATCTTGGCTGTAGTCAGGCAATCATCGGCAAGGTATGCGATAAGTTCCTCGTCGTGCATATCTAAGATGCGCCCTTGCTTGAGAAGATCGGGGGTTGCGACCTTTCTCCACCCCTTGACCTTGGCAATGTGATCCATTGAATGCCTGCCCGTGGTGTGTCGGTAGTACGAGGCTACCATTGTGTCAGTCCAGGTGCGGGTAGGGTTTAAATTCAGGGCGTGGAGATCGAAGCGTAGGTTATGCCCTACAAGGCGTAGCCCCTCTAGGATTTGGCCTAGGTTCCAGTCGTCGAATTCCTCTCGGGTAATAATGAAAGCGTGCTTACTACCTAGAGGCATGAGACCAATCCAGAAGGCTCGGTGCGGTGCGTTGTGCCCGACAACTTCCAGCCCGTTAGTCTCCGTGTCCATAACCCACTCTCGTTCAGGCTCCGCTAATAGCAGTCGTTTGATATCACTATCGCTAACACGATGCGCGAAAACTTCACCTTGCATGGCTAAATACGCCCCCCTTCCAATGGTTTAATAAACTTATAGCCGCCTAACTTATCTGTGTAGTCGGACATTAACCCCTTTGTCATCATGCTTTCTAGCAGCGCCCCCGGCGAACCAGAGGTTGGTTCTACGATGACCTCAACTGACTTCTGCCCCTGCTCAAGTAGGTAAAGGCAACGATGCCTACCATCATGGTCAATTATTTGCCAAGCCGGAGGGACTGGGTAGAAACGAACCCGTAACCAAAGTGGGCCAACCTTGCCTTGTCTAGCAAAGTGTTTAAACGATGCAGCAAGTTGCTGGGGTGTCTTGCGCTCAGGGTCAGGCAACCCAACTAGAGCCAGGAAATCTTCTGGCTTGAACACCGCTAATAAGGCGCGCATCTCCATAGAACGGCGACAGTAAACCCGCATCATAGCGCAATAGTCGCCCACTCGATTGTGTAACGATCATCGTTAAACCTAGTGAATAGCCCATTGCTAATTATGTCTGTCAAACATTCCTTGGTTGCGGGTGCGTCTTCTTCATGGAATCCATGTACCCGGATAAACCCTTGATCTTTGTCTGCCATGAACTGAGCCACCCTAGCATCTTCGCGGCTAGGCTTAAGCACTTTCCAGCCGCCCTGATTTGGTACCAAGATTAGCCGTAAGGGTTTCCAGATTAAGCAGCGTTGCCATCTTTCCTCAAGAGCAAGGCGTATCTCGTCTGTCATAACCGGAAGACCTACCAAGTTAAGGTAGGTCGATGGTGACATACTAATTAAATAACCCCTACGCCTTACGATACTAGGCGCAAAGATAGCGCGCCCAGCGTTTCGCCTTGATGGCTTGGTTGCATCTGGGGCGCTTACCCAAGAGGGCAACTTTTCCGAGAGTGGTTTTAGTAAACCTCGTTTAGAC